ATACCGCCACCGTGATACATGGGGATCTCCTAAATTAGAGGGCAGTTGAAGAACGACCACAGGACACCAAGAAGTAGTCAATCAAGACCTTAGCGACCGTGGAGGCTGCACCGGATTGGCACACAAAAGATGGCACAATCACGCCACTGGTTGGCAGGCTAGAGATTTTGGCTCCAGTCTTTTCACCATTGACGAATGCTTGTGCTTCACCATTGCGGACAACAATCCCCAGACGAACGAAGTCATCAACACCAACGCCAGAGTTGGCTGCGGTGTCGATCTTGACATCGGTGACTGAAGAGCCGGTAGCAGTTGCAGATGCTGCATTTTGCCCGATCAGGCTCAAGTGACCAGAAGATGGTGTGATTTCACCACCGTCAGTTGGCGCACTTGAGAAACCAAGCAACGCAACGTCGCTCAACTTGTCGCCGGAATCTGCCAACAGCGTGCTGTCAACAGCAGCCAAACCAATGAACATTTCATCAGTAAAGTTGCTTGTTCCTGCGGTTGAAGCAAACCGAACGCGGGCCTCAAAGAAAAGATCGCCTGCCTCGTCAAGGATGATGCCATCGTTGAACTGCATTTGCGGTCCAGCCGATTCAGTAGCATCACCAGCAGCCATCAAGACTGCGCCGCCATGAACGGTCACATCTTTAGCCACGGTTCCTGAGTCGAGGGTCAGGGTCACTGTCTCGTCAGTGTCAAAGTTTTGCGCTCCAACAAAGTCCTCAAAAATTTGGAATTGTCGTTGCGGCGTGTTAATTGGGAACGCGAAGCCCCCAGCCATTCCAGAATCATAACGTACTGGCATTATTCATTCCTTCCTTACACCGTTTCCAGACGGAAGAGACGACGACGATCAGTACACATGTAGTTCAAAGTGCAGTCAACGAAGACTTGGAACGTGGTGTGTTGACCGGGAACAGTGTTCGGTCCTTCTTCCTTCATCCATTCGCCGGACAGGAAGACAGGCTTGAGAACGCCCCAGTTGATGCCGTAGATCGGGTTAGTGGTTTCTGCATCCAGTTTAGGAACATAGATGACAGGGTTTTGACGGAAAGTGAGAAGTCCATCCTTGGAAGCAATATCGTTGCCAAGGTTGTCGTTCTGGGCCTCAAGCACCTCTTCCAATCGACCAATCACGGCATAGTTGGTGTAGTAGCCGTAGTTGTTGCCGGTGTTGTAGGAAGCGTGTGGTACAGGAGACTTGAAGTTGGTGAAGACAGCAGCCTTACGCCACTTACGGATCAAGTCAGTCTTGTTGATTTGGTCGTAGTCAGCGACATAGTTTCGCCATCCAGAGAACTTTTCAAGATCAGAGTTGATGCCACCAGCACCATCAGAGAAACCAGTTGGGTTTTTGCCAAGGAATCCCTCTTGACCGTCAGTAGGGGGGACGATCCAGTGTGGGATACCAAGTGGCTTGAGATTGTCGCTTGAAGCCGATGGTGAAGTCCAAAGGTTGGTTTCCATCAGTTCAGCAAGTGACAACATCGCGTCTGCCCGGCGAGTCTTGACGAGTTCAACAATCCGTGCAGGATTGCTGTTCATCTGAATCTCACGACGCTCGAAAGCGTAGTTGGTGGTGCAGTGTCGCCACGGAATGTTTGCCGTGGTCATAATGTCTGCGATGTTGACGTTGTCAGATTCGTACAGACCGACGTTCTTAGCGGCATCGGACTGCGCAAACATGACAGTCCATTGAATCCCGTGACCAGATTGGTACTGGACCTTGTACTTCTGAAGAATGTTTGGGAGTGCGACATAATCCGTGAGGGTAGACGCAATCTCAGTAAACTTCAGACGGCCAAGATCCCGCAGAGTCACGGTAATCAAATCAGCAATTTGTGCGGCTTGTAGGGCCATGTGATTACCTCTCTAGGGTTAGAAGTCTTGGGGGTCATCAATCCCGTTCAGCAATCCAGCCTGCTCCATGTACGACCTCACCGATTGCTTCGCAGCCGCCTCTGGGGACATGGCTCTTCCGCGTCGTTGGGTCGGGGATGCAGTGAAAGCATCACGGCGACTGTCAATGGCACTGCGCATTTGCTGTGCCGCCAAGGCATCTCGATCTTGTGTGAACGCACTGGCGATTGCCTTTTGCATGAGGACATCCTCAGCAGGCACATCTCGCCCTTGCGCTTCATAACCGGCTGCAAGGGCGTTCATTTCCTCGATCAAGAGGACTCGGTTTTCGAGGAAAGGGCTATCGTCGCTCAGTTCCTCAGTGGGTCCAGAGCCAAACAGCCCTGAAAAATTAGAACCCACATCTTCAATCATCTGATCGAACTGAGCCTCTGTTTGCTCAATTTGGGCAGATTCTTGAATATCTTCAAACTCTCCAAACACGCGCTCAAAGCCAGCGAGTTTTTCTTCGAGTTTAGAAACTAGCCCCTCAACCGCCTCTTTAACGTTGTCGGGGGTGTTTTCTGGTAGTTCGTAGTCCAGAGAAAAGTCTGGACGGTCTTCTTCTTCGTCAGCATCGACTTCTTCCATTTGACGTTGTGCAATGGAAATGTAGTTTTCGACCGCTTCCAGCGACCCCAACTCATCAATGTCATCTGGTGTCAACCCAACGTCGAGTGCTGCGTCAAGGATGTTTTCAATCTCTGACTCGCCTTCTTCAACGTCGTCTTCAAAACCATCGTCGTCAGACATTTTGTCTTCGACGTAGTCAGCAAGTGCTTCGTGCTGGATGTCATCATCTGGATCATCAAAATCCAGTTGGTCTTCCAACTGCTCTTCTGGGGTCATCGCCTGTTCTTCGACAACCTCTTCGCCTTCACTGGCTTCTATATTTTGTTCTTCAGTCACCGTAGCCACCGTTTCTATCGTGCAGGTTAAAAGCCTTGAGGTGCGCTGCACGGTGCGCCCGGCTCGTAAAGATTGCTCGCCCATCCTTGGTGTAGTCAGTATTGACACCATGTTTGGCAGCATGTTGTTTCATTTCGTTGACCTGTGATGGATGGCAACCAGCCCCTTCAGACATGACTGGCTGCCGCCAGACATCGTTGACATCGCTATGCCCACGCATCTCGATGTCCACCCGTCTCTTCAGTCGCTCACCGTCGAGGACTGGGTTTTCATCGAACTCAGTCATTTCGGAGATGGTCATAATCTTTTCGATGATTTCGCCGTTTGGCTTCTCGTAGCAGTATGTTGGCATCACTCACTCGGTCTCATTATTGAGGCGGCTTCACTCTCTTGCACGCCTTTACCTGACAACAACAAGCGGCTCATCATTTGATCTTGCCCTTGCTGCGTAGCACCGGGCTTGTTGATTCTGACTGATTCAGTGCGCTTGTTTACGTTCTTGTTTGCGGCTTGGTCTTTTTCACTTTGCACCGGCTGACCTTGCTTGGAGTCTACAACCAACTGTCCAATATCTGGCATTTGTGTGAACTCTCCGAGCATGCCAACCAAGGTGCGGACATCAATAGCCAAGCCTTGCTGTTGCATCATCGGCATAAGCGGGTTGATAAATTGACCCATGATTTGCGTCAGTGCTTGTAACTTCATGCCGGGGGTAGATTGCTGCAAAGTGTGCGGCTGTACCTCGATGACATAGTTGACGAAATCCCCCTCACGCCGGGACTTATCGAACACAAACGGCACTTTGATGCGTCCAGACTGGCCGACTGATTTTTCAAGTTCCAACTGCACCAAGTCATCTTGGAACAGGTAGTGCGCAATGGCAGTGGAAACCTCTTTGACAAAGTCAACCACTTGTGATTGCATGTCAGACACACGGTTTGAAGCCGATTGGGCAATAATTTTGTCCTGCCCAACCGTGTCGGACTGTGCGCCAAGCCCACCAAGAGTGTCTAGGTTGCCGCCAAAGTATGTAAACAGGTTCTTGGTCTGGAGCAAAAAGCCCAAAGTGTTCTGGTCAATGCCGCCAAACTTGTAACTTTTGAGGGCATCTGGGTCATCCATGCGGATGAGTTCGCCATCAGCGGCGTTTTGCAGGGCTTTTGCATCACCCTCGGCAGACCCACGGAAGCCCACAATGTCTTTTTGCCGCTCTGCCTGCCGTCCAAGTTTGCGGAACAAGGTGTTGCCAAGTTCGTGCAAATCAATCAGTGTTGCGACTGGGGGCAGAGGCATGGTGTTGCCGGGGACATCTGAGAACGTAAGAAAGTGGTATGGCCCTTCAACTGGACCTTTGTAATCCACCTCTCGTATTAGTTTGTGCGGCGCGCCTGTGTCGTCAGCAGCAAACGTGACTATTTTCTTTTCTTGCGGCAGCCACAGTTCCCAGAGTTCTGCGTATTCATACGCTTCGTCTTTGTCGTAAGCCGCTTCATTGCCGAGGCTAAACGTTTTCGGGTCGCCTGTTTCATTTGATCTCGATCTCCTTACTGCTTGCAACTCGTCAGTGTCTTTGTACAAATCTGATTCTTTGACGCTTTGCAGCGGCAAACGATATCGGTTACCCATGAACGCGCACTCGTCCATGCGTTGGGAGTTCATGTCGTGTACCCAGTCGTCTAACGGCACAGTCTCGGCAAACGGTTGTCCTGCACGCTGCAAAAAACCACGCATTGGTTTTGCAGACTCAGCAATACCAACCTTAATGATGCCCATGCTGAACAAGGCATCAATGGTTGCGGTTCGCAGGGTTGTCTCAAAGTCCATCTCCTGCAACAAATGGTTCACCGCGTACTCAAACTCTTTTGCAAAGATTCTCAACTCTCTTTGCTTTGTGCCGATATTGACAACAGGTCTGCGGGACGCAAGTTGACGCGAGTAGATATTGATTGCCAACTCGATGAAGTTGACTGGCACACGGTCTGGTGCGCCCTGATCCGAGTAGTTGCGGCCAACGTACTCACGAACGGCGGCAAGTCTTCGTACACGGTATGGCTCAAGCCGCCTGCGGCTGTGGTTGACTGCGCTAATAAGGCGAGACACCTTGATGTTGCCGATATTTACCATTGCCTAGCCTTCTTCCTGCTGTTCTTTCTATTTTTCCGCCGGTAGTCCAAAGTGCCATACACGGATCTTTTGTCCTCTTTTATCATCGGAGCGGGGGCTGTTTCGATCAGTTTTGCCGCCAGACTGTCCGCGATGACCCGGTCTCCATGGTTGTCTTTTGCACCAGACGGGTCCGTCGAATGCCTTGATCTGCTGTGGGCTACGCCGCCAGCCTGCGTAAAGACGTATTCTAAACACTCTTTGAGTGCTTCACGACTCCGGTTGATGAACTTTCCGTTGGACAAAAGCCTGCGATAGTTGCCGAGCAAAGCAAT